AGTGCGGAGGTAAGCGTTGGTTCAGCGGGAAGGAACACATCCGGGGCAAGCAGCTAGCGTCAGCCTGAAAGGCACTCTAGTTTCCCAGCCAAAGTTGGCCTTCGCAACCCTCTCTCGGCAATATCTGATTCGCGGCCTTGTGAAGGTCGGAGACAGCGAGATTCCCATTGTTGCCTGTGGTGACATTGCGAAGACCCTTGCTGATCTCCAGGCGCAGACAGAGCTAACGCTCAAGGGTGATCTGGCCGTGCATGACTGGGCTGTCAATGGCGGCAAGAACGACAAGAGGCAGCTCGAAGTAAACGTACAGGAGATCGTCGCGTGCGAGAAGCCACCGACGTGTTGGCAACCCTCGGGCAAGTGACTGGCACCGAGCTGAGCGCCCGGGAGGCCTTGGCGGCAATCATCAACGAGTTTGGTGGCTACGACGCTTGGGCCAAGGAAGTTGCCCTGGACATGGAAGCTGCTGACCGTGGCAGCGGGACGCGCGTCAACCTGCACAAGATGGTCCTCACTGGCCTCTTGCGCTTCGGTGACGACATCACGGACGATGACCTGGACACGGAAGACCAGATCGACGCCATCGTGAACATGAAGCTGGCGGCGATGCAGCAAACAGACAAATCGGCATGAAGTTGGACCTAAGCGCCCTTGATGGTGCGATTACATTCAATCATCCATCAGAGCGCGTGTCTCAAAACGAGCGATTGGTAGCTTCCTTGCGAAAGGAAGCCAAGCGACTTGTCAAGAGGCGGATGGAAGGCCTGGCGCTGTACCAGCCATTACCTTCTGCAATTCCGTTTCATGCGTCACAAGCTAAGTGGCGTGTCATAGACGGGTCAAATCGAGCCGGAAAAACGCTCGTCGGGTCTGCGTGTTCATCAAGGGCTTGGCTTGGCTGCGACCCTTACGACAAGTTTGTGAAGACGAACGGTCGCGGGCTTGTCATCGGTCTTGATGGCGACCACTTAGCGCAAATGTGGGCGAAGTGCAGCCTTGAAGGCGCGTTCAAGATCATTAAGGACGAGCACACTGGTCTATGGCGAGCCGTCAGGCCCGACCCTAACAACCATAGAGTGCTTGATCCTTACGACGCAGCCTACAAGGAGAAATGGAAGGACGCTCCTCCGCTGATCCCTCCGAGGATGATCCTGGGCCGCATTGCCTGGGAGGACCGAGCCAAGGGTATTCCGAGGCTGGTGCGGTTCAAGAATGGCTGGACAGTGCTGTTCCGGTCCTCGGAAGGCAAGAGCCCTCGTGGTGAGCACTACCACATGGGCTGGATCGACGAGCAGATCAGCAACGAGAACTTCTACGTGGAGTTGGTCCGTGGTCTGGTGCAGCTGGGCGAGAGCGACAAGCATCGCCCCCGAGGCATCTGGAGCGCCACGCCGCAGGACTGCAACCTCCAGCTCTGCGAGCTGCGAGAGCGAGCCAACACTGGGCAGGGGGACGTAGAGGCCTTCCAGCTTCACATTGACGACAACCCGTTCATTCCTGACGAGGAAAAGCTGGAGTTCTACAACAGCATCCCCGAGGAAGAGCGGCAAGTGCGGTATCACGGCCAATACGCCGTGGTGCTTAAGAGAGTCTACGGAGAGTTCAGCGCGACCGAAGGCGGCCCACACGGATGTGAGCCCTTCTCGATTCCTCCTGACTGGACTCGCTACGTGGGGATTGATCCCGGCCGCCAGCACATGGGATCGGTGTTTCTGGCTGTTGATCCTGAAGAGCGGCACGTCTGGGTCTATGACGGCTTTGACTTGCAGGCACGGGACGCTGACTCCTGGGCTGCTGAGATCGCTGCCAGGCAGGGTGAGCAGCGCTTCGAGGCGATGGTCATCGACCAGCAGATGGGCCGGCAGCATCCTCCTGGCGCTGGCATGAACGTGGCTGAGCAGTTCTGGGAGGCCCTTAAGAAGGTCAACGCACTGCCTCGCAGGGAAGGCCCTCTGGCTGGGTTTTATCCCGGCAGCAACGACATCGACGCTCGCGAGAAGTCACTCCTGAGTTGGATGTCCATCCGAGCCTATGGACCATTTTCGGGCACGGCAAAGCTGCGTGTGATGCGCGGTATGTGTCCGAAGCTGGAGAAGCAAATCCTCAGAGCACGCATCGACCCGAAGACTGGCAAGCGCGCCAAGACCGAAGAGGACATCCTGGTCGGTCTCGAATACCTGGCAGCATTCGATCCTCGCTATTACGCACCAGAGGGGGTCAAGGACGAGCAGGTCTACGACGTGTGGCACGCCTACCAAGAGAAGCTGAAGCGCAAACCGCGTGGAGTATCAGCCCGCACACTGAGCACTGGCATTGAAATTGGCTAACCCGTAACCCAAGGAGAAGTACGTGAGTACCGATACTGTCAGAAAACCGTCGTTTGATTTCGGACAAGTCTACATTGGCTGCCCAGTGATTGTGTCGAAAGACCCTACCAGGAGCGACCGCACCATTGGCTACGTCACGGCCGTCAAGAGCGACTGCGTGGACGTGATTGCCCAGTATGGCGGCTGGAATGGGGGATTTCGCCCATTCGCTGACTGCTGGCACATCGACGACCCGCGATGCACGGAACGGCCTGCCGTCTTTGAAGACGATCTGCGTGGTGTGTTCGAGCTGGCTCCGCAGGAGGTTGTTCGGCAGAAGTCTCTGGAGCGCCTGGATGGCTGCGAGCGCGTGCTCGTGGCATTGGCTGATCGCATTTCCGCCATCGAGGAGCAGCTCTCCAACATGCGCAAGGGTCGCAAGCCAGCGGCCGAGTAACCTGACAGGGAGTGTCCATGGCCAACAGCACGTTGCAGGCCATTGTACGGCTCTGGGAAAGCCAGATTGAGCTGTCGAAGAAGGTCAAAAAGCGGCAGTTCGACGACACGGCGCAGCGCGCGTGGGGCTTCTTGGGCAAGTCCTACAGGCAGCTCTACCTGAGTCAAGGCCAAGACGACAGCGAAGGCGTTTCGATGATGGCGGCCAAGGGGCCGTACTTCAAGGCCAGGCGTAACCTGTCCCGCGAGTACATCGCCCTGATGATGCCGTTCATCCATGCGAAGATTCCGCATCGTCTGGCAGAGCCTTTACGCCCGCCGCTCCCTCACGAACTGGGGGAGCTGCTGGGCAGCTACGTTCCTCCGCAGGTCACTATCGAAGAGCGCTTGCGCTCCTGGATGCTGACCTGGTGGCTGAACTACACGCCGAACGAAACCAACCTGACCCATGAGCTGCGCACATGCTTGCCTGAGGCGCTCGTCAAGGGTCGGGGGATTGTCTGGCACGAGATTGTGGACAATCCGATGGGGCCGATTCCCGGCAGCTTCTACGGCACCGTGGACGATCTCTTCATCGACCCGGACTGTGAGCAGTTCAGGGATGCTGCTTTCATTGTCCGCCGGCGGCGCAAGTCTGCTTGGAGGCTGGCTGAAGAGTTCGGCATTCCCGTTGGCCACCTTCGAGGGAAGGCTCAGAGTCACTACCAGAAGTCGCTGGAGAAGTCTGGCGCACTGTCGGAGCTGAATTCCGAGGACAAAGAGCTGCGAGACATCGTGGAATACTACGAGGTCTACAGCCGCATGGGCATTGGCGCGAAGCTCAAGGGCGCTGACGAGGCCCTCAAGGAGCAGCGAGAGACCCTAGAAACGCTCTCGCCCTATGTCTATCTCGTCATCTGCCCTGGCGTGCCATACCCTCTGAACCTGCCTGAGGACGTGCTGGAGAGCCCGGACAGGAAAGAGGAGATGCTTCGTCGGTTGGAGTGGCCGATTCCATTCCACCAGGCGTCTGATCCGTTTCCGGTAACCTGCCTTGACTTCTATCCCAACGCTCACGATCCATGGGCTGCATCGCCCCTGGAAGGCGCGCTCCCCCTCCTGGTCTTCCTGGACCACCTTTACTCCTACATCATTGGCCGCATCCGGGTTACCTGCCGCGACATCATCGTCACGTCTTCCACTCTTGGCGATGCCATCAAGAGCGCCTTGGAAAGCGGCCTCGATCAGGAGATCGTCAAGCATGAGGGGCCGGCAAGCGAGCTGGCCGAGCTGATCCACATTATCAAGTTCCCCGAGATGCGGGCCGAGCTGTGGAATGTGGTGGCTGCCATTGAGCGGGCATTCGAGCGGGCCTCAGGCATGGACCCTCTGCTCTATGGCTCTGGGGGCAGCAAGCAGATGCGGTCTGCTCGCGAGGCAGACATCCGGGAGGGGCACGTCACCTCCAGGCCTAACGACTTTGCCGACATGGTTGAGGACTTCAACAGCCGGATCGGCGCTAAGGAAGCAATAGCTACTCGATTGTTCGTGCCTCCACCTTGGCACCTCTTCGGCGAGAATCCTCCCGAAGACCCAGAGAACCCTGATTACTCGCACGCACCGTTGAGCGCTGCCTGGGCGGCATACGTCAACACAGACGATCCCGTCCTGGCAGCATCGTACATGCGCTACCGGGTGGAGTCTGGCAGCGGCCGTCGCAAGAACCGCCAAGCGCGGATCGCTGATGCCCAGAACCTCACCCAGCTCTTGATTGGCCCAGCGCTGCAACTGGCTACGGCAGGCAGCCCGAACCAGTGGAACACCCTTATGGACATTCTCGGCGAGATGTACGAGATGCCCATGGAACGAATGAAGATCGCCATGCAGCAACAACCGCAACTGATGCTGCCACAAGGCCAGCCCGGCAACTACCCAGAAGGAGCACCCACATGACCGAGGAGTTCATCTACAAGTGCTGGAAGTGCAAGCTCTACCGAATACGTGCTGAGCATGACCAGCAGGACCAGCTAACGCTCAAGTGCCCTCGCTGTCGCGCAACACTCTTGCAGACGCGCCGCGCTCCCGGCGTTCAAACAGACTCGACGTTCATGTCTGGCTCGCACGTCGATGATGGCTGGGGCAATGACAATGCCTCCAGGATGGCCGCCAGGGCTGCTGCTAGGGCCGCAGGTGTGAACCCCGAGGGCAAGAAGTACCTGCCCGGCCTTGCCAAGAAACGCTTCGATCCAGCCGCCTGGGTGAGCGGCAAGGGCGACGTGATCCGGCGCTGCAAGGAAGAGGGCTGGGGATGTAACGGCAGTGTCAGCGTGGCTGCTCCCACACTGGACGAGCCGAATCCCCTTGAGAAGCCTTACCGGGTGGCCCCACATCTCGTTGAGCGAGAGGTCAACCGCATCGTGGCTGAACGCCAGGGGGACGTGTCTCCCAGAGAGCGCGCCGAGCTGGTCGAGGCTACCAGCACAAGAATGAGTGGCATTCAGGAGTAAGCCGTGGCCGAGACAGCGATCCTCACATTCGCAGATTGCATTGACGCTCTGGCTGACTTTGCCCGTATGAGTGGTGGCGTCAGCGTGGCGATCCCCGCTCTGAAGCGTTGTGTGCTGGCTGCGTATGACGAGGTGGCCGCAGCGCATGACTGGCGCTCCCTGAAGCAGATGACGCGGATCAACCTCCGCAAGCCGCAAACGGCAGGCACGGTCAGCTACAACGCCACCACACGCGAGCTGACGCTGACTGGTGCTACCTGGCCCTCCTGGGCGCAGGACGCATCTGTGCGGATCGACGGCGTGCTGCATGACGTGGACACAGTGAAGACCATGACCGTGCTTACACTGGACTCGGTCATGTGCCCGGCAGACGACATCACTGATGCCTCCTACGTGATGTTCCCTCGGTGGTATCTCCTGCCGCTGGACTTCGAGGCCCTGGCTACGCCGATGGACGAGCCCTTCGCGTGGGGGCTGGGCGAGTACATCTCTCCCGATGCCATGGCGCAGCTCATGCGATACGAGGACGAGACGGGCGACCCCCGCTTTTACTCGATCCAGGCTGCTGACGGCATTTACGGCGCACTGGCCCTGAGCGTCTGGCCCGCGTCAGACAAGGACAGAACCTACGACGTGCTTTATCGCCGCAAGCCTAGAGCGCTTCGGCATTCTGGCAAGGAGCCTGGCGATTACGTCGGCTCGGTCAGCACGACCGCAGGGGACGCCTCCATCGCGGGTGCGAGCACAGCCTTCACAGACACAATGCAGGGCGCAATCATCCGGCTGATCGGGGCTACTACCATCAAGGCCCTGCCCACCGGCTGGGACGGAGCGCATCCCCGGATCGAAGAGCGGTCCATCTCGTCGGTTGCGTCGGCCACAGTCGCTACAGCAGATTCGGCTTTTGCGAACACCCTCGCGGGCGCTGCCTACGTCGTCTCCGATCCCATTGACCTGCACTCAAGTGCCCATGCAGCCCTCATGGCCTGTGCCATTAAGCACCTGGCAAGGCGGCTGCGACTGAAGGACTACGCAGTTCTCGACAGGGCCGCTCAGCAGGCCATTCAGGATGCCAAGTCTCTGGACGGCGGCAGAGTGCATCAGCGCCGGGTTGCTGGTGCGACCATTGGCCCGGTCACTCGACTGGCGCACGCAACCAACAGACCGCAGGTATACTAATGGCCAATTACTGCGAGAAAGCAAACATCGAGCAAATCTTCGGTGCTACCAACGTCGCCACATGGTCAACGATGGCCTCGACGGACACGACCGCGATCAAGGAAGCCCGGATCACCTACGCCTGTGCAGTGGCTACCGAGATGGTGAACGACGTGGCTCGTGTCACGCCTTACGCTGTGCCGCTTCAGGATGCTTCCGGCAACGCTCCTGCCTCTATTGTGTACCGCACAGCACAGCTAGCCGGCGTGGTGCTCTATGAGGCCCGTGGCGTGGACGACGTGGACCCTCGCAGCGGTCAGCCCAGGCACCGCTTGCAGTTCATTCGAGAAGACGTGCAGCGATGGATGGAACAGTTCCGCACTGGGCAACTCAAGATTGATGCCGTGGAGGGCACATAATGGACGCGCAGCATTTCCTGGGAGATACCGTAATTGACAATCTGGTCGCTCATGCCATCACAGTGGGCGGCGTTTCGCTCAATGATGCCGGGGGCACGGTTCCTGCCGGCAACCTGGAGCATCGGCATATCATCTCCTACGTCCAGGCTGACGGCGCAGACGTGGCCGCTACAGCCGGGGATGGCTATGCCGTCTACGCCTGCAAGGCTGTTGGTGGTGCGACTGTCAAGTCTGTGCAGGTCATCTGTCAGGACGCTCCCTCGGCAGAGGAAGGCGACGACAAGGCCTTCACGGTCGATGTGAAGGTTACGAACGCCGAAGCCGATGCGCCTGCTTCAATCCTTGACAAGGCGATTAGCGTCACTGGTGAAGATAGCAACTACGAGGTCAAGGCTGGTACGCTTGAAACCACTGACATGGCTGCTGGTGACGTGCTCTTGGTGGTCGTTGCCGCTACCGGCAGTACTGGCACTCAAGGGCAGGGCCTCCTGGTGCAGATCGAGATCGACGAGCAACCCGCTTAACGAGTGACTGGAGATACTTAATGAATGCTCAGATTCTAGGCACCACGTTTCTTGAAAACCTGATCGCCAACACGCTGACGGTCAATCAGGCATCGTTCAGTGATGCCAACATCAAGACTGGTGCTGACATTGACGCGGACAAGCTGGAGCACCGGGTTCACGCCATCCATCAGGTACCTGATGGTACGGACGTGGCTGCTACTTCTGGCGATGGCGTCCCGATCTATACCTGCGTCAGAACGAACGGCGCGACGATCAAGAACGTCCATGTCGTCTGTCCTGATGCACCAGAGGGCGGCGACAAGACATTCACTGTAGACATCAAGAAGGCATCTGCCGGCTCTGCTGCCGCTACGGTCCTGGCTGCTGTGGTTACCTACCCGGCAGAGACTCCAGACTACACCGTGCGAGTCGGAATGGTGACATCGGCCAACCTGGCAAATGGCGACACGCTGTTGGTCTCCGTTGCTGTCAGTGGAACGACTGGCAACCAGGGCCAAGGGCTGCTGGTGTCGGTCGTCCTTGACGAGAAGGCCTTCTAATGTCCGACACGAACAACCCGCTGTATCAGGTCTACAACGCTCTCTGGACGCTTCTGGAGAGCGAGTCGAGCTTCACCTCGTTGGTGCCGGCAGGCCCTCAGCGGGTCAAGTACACGTCCACAACAGACCGTCTTCCCAGGCTGGACGGTGGCCTTACAGCCGACTACCCGATGGTTGAGATCGTGCTTCTGGGCATGAGAACTCAGGCGCACGCTACCAGCAACGGCAGCCTGATCGTAGCCCGATGGGGCGTCAACGTCCTGGCTGGCGACCGGCGTATGGGCGAGCTGTTCGACGTGACCTTCGCCGTCTACAAGGCGCTCGTCAACTGGCAGGCCCACGTTAAGGACTTCACCTATGACGACACTGCATTCCATGTCGGCCGCTGTAAGGCCCTGGACGTGAACGAGGCCATTCACCCAGGCGATGGCATTGCCGGGTGGGTGAGCGTCTGGCAGGGCGAGACCGACATCTGGCTGAGCACGCAAGCACTCCTGCCTAGCGAGGCAGAGCCAACGACGGAAGAGCCAACGACGGAAGACCCCGAACCAGAACCTTAACTATTCGCAAGCTGCTTCCCTCCTCGCAGTTGACTTGCATTTCTTAGCAGGAGAGAAGCACTATGGCGGCACCACTTGTCGGCGTTAACATGGCTGTCAACGGTGAAAACACGTTGCGGCAGTGGCGCATCGTTGACCGATCCGAACTGCGTCCCTACGCAGCCAGCAACACCAAGAGCGGCTACGGGCGTGCGTGCGGCATCGTGGACTGGGAGGGCGTCTACCTCGGCTATGGCATTATGCCGGCCGTCTTTCCAGGAGATACCTTCACGTTTACCGGCTCTATCGATGGCTCTCATGGCTACACGGGCACAGCCTACTGCAACCGTGTTGAGATCGTCGTGGACATCGAGAATGGCAACTACGTGGAGTACGCCGTAGGCTTTGCCTGCAACGGACTCTTGACTCCCTCCAAGTCGCTCGTCGCTTCTGACGTGACGATCCCTGATCCTCCGTGCCCCGAAGGCTTGACCGTCAAGCTGGACGAGGACGCTCAGACTCACGTGCGCTTCATGCGGCTGATCCTGGAGAACAAGGGCGTGCCCTACGTAGACAGCGAGACAGCCGGCCGACGCCAGCGCACACGGGGTATCTTCGATGCCAAGCTGCAATACTCGCAATACTTTGAAGACCCTACTGTGGAGCTGGCCGCGAAGGGCATCGACTACAACGTCAAGGTGGGGGTGGCCACAGGCCTTGCCTGGGACATCGACTTCATGCGGGTGGAGAGCATTCAGCCCATTGTTGACCTGTCTAAGGACGAGAACGTCGGAGTGGTCATCGAGATGGCTTTCAATGCTTCGGACGGGACGGATATGGGGTCTGTCAAGACGCCCGAGGATACTCCCGTGGAGAAGTGGCCTTACGCAGCGTAGGCACGACTTAAATGGCAGCTAACGACAGTTACATCAGGCGTGCTCCGTCCTCTGGTGACCAGCGATACTGCGTGCAGATTTCCGCGCTAACACTCACTGGCCCTGAGGCTCTAGCACTGACTGGGCTGCAAGCACTGGCATTGCTGCCATACCCAACCTTAGTAGCTGCCTCACTTCGGGCTGCATCCACATCAGTCAACCCGCCAATTCGCAGGACCGGCTAATGCCCTATATGTACTTTCGGGAAATCGGCAGCACTGGCATCTACGAGTTTAACACTGCGCCCACCGGCGAGGCTGGTGAGGTGTGGAACATGAACTTCCAGGCGATTGCTACGGCAATGGCTGCACTGGGCACGGTGTCTGTCCAGGACGCTGACGCTGTAGCCATTACTGGCGGCACCATTACGGGCATTGCGGACCTGGCCGTTGCTGATGGTGGCACTGGTGCTAGCGATGCTTCTGGTGCGCGTACAAACCTAGGGCTCGTCATTGGCACCGACATCCAGGCGCACTCAGCCAATCTCGATACGTGGAGCGGCGTGGCACCCTCGGCGGACGGCCAATCCCTCGTGGCTGCCGTGGATTACGCGGCGATGCGTGGGCTGTTGGGCGTGCGACCGGGGGCGGACGTGCAGGGGTATTCGGCGGAGTTGGGGGCGATTGCCGGACTCACCCCGATCGACGGCAACGTGATCGTCGGGGA